ATTCCTCCCTATGGGAAATATGACATATCCACAACAACCATATACCCAAATTACTAAAGATGAATATAACTCATATATTGGCCAGATTAAGAAAATTGACTGGTCTGCTATTTATGATGGAATAGATAATCTTGAGGCTCTAGGGGAAGCATACTGCACAACGGACAGTTGTGAGATAAAAATTGTATAATTTGGTATAATTAGGTACAGAATTACTACAATCTGGTATACTTATGGTTATGAACAATAATATAAATCCTTTTGTCAACCCCAAAACTGGCGAGCCTATTGTCAAAAATGTACGCCGTCAGGTTATAGAAAAGAAATATAACTGGGGCTTATATGTTTATAAAAAATCAGATGGCAGATGGTTTACAGACGGAGAAGGTAATATTTTAAATATACCTGCTGTTCGTGGAGATATTACAAAGATTACAGAATTAAAACAAGCAGCTAAATACTATGGTGATGAGGGTGATGGAGAAGCAGTATTTGTTCCAGGCCTTACTAGAGTTAGCGAAGAAGAACACTCAGAACAAATGGATAGATTTGTAAACGGTCTTATTCCATCTATGAACGACCTAGGTGCTATTCATGCTGCACAGCAAACACTAAAGACACATGGGAAGGAAGCCTACGAAAATGGCTGATTTTGATTATATTCAAGCTAGTTTAAATACACAAGCAGAAAGAGAAAATGTATTTTTATCGCATGATCCGTTTAATAAATCATGGGATGATCTTAAGAATTTTTCTGGCATAGACAATAATTTTAAAAGGAGAGCAGCACGTAATTTAAACAAGGCGGTAGCTACAGAAAATCCTGCATATCTTGATGCTGCTAATGCAACTCCTTATGGACAAGATTCAGGATCAAAAGCTATTAATCCTGGAACGGTATACAGAAATGGATATGGTTTATTTGATGTTATAACTCCCCCTTATAACATGTATGAACTAGCAAATTTCTATGATACAAATTTTGCTAACCACGCTGCAATTGATGCAAAGGTAGAAAATGTTGTTGGTCTTGGATATCGTTTTGATATTACAGATCGCACAATGCTTAGCTTTGAGCTTGCAGATGATCAAGAAAAAGTTGGTCGTGCAAGAAACAGAATTGAAAGAGCAAAAATTGAATTACGTGATTGGCTTGAATCATTAAATGATGATGATTCATTTACAACAATTATGGAAAAGGTCTACACAGACCTACAGGCCACTGGAAATGGCTTCATTGAGGTAGGACGCACAGTGTCTGGTGAAATAGGCTATATCGGCCATATACCAGCAACAACGGTGCGTGTACGTCGCTTGCGTGACGGATATCTACAGATTATTGGACAGAAGCTTGTCTACTTCAGAAACTTTGGCGGTAAGAACCCAAATCCAGTAACAGATGATCCACGTCCAAATGAAATTATTCATCTTAAGCAGTATTCTCCATTAAATACATTTTATGGTATTCCAGATATTTTGGCTGCTATGCCATCTTTAATTGGAGACCAACTTGCTTCACAATACAACATTGATTATTTTGAAAACAAGGCGGTACCAAGATATGTCATTACAGTAAAGGGTGCAAAGCTATCTGCTGATGCAGAAGACAAGATGTTTAGATTCCTACAGACTGGTCTTAAGTCTCAGTCACACAGAACTCTTTATATCCCACTTCCTGGAGATACAGAAAATAATAAAGTTGAGTTTAAGATGGAGCCAATTGAAAACGGTATTCAAGAAGGCTCATTTAAAGAATATCGTAAACAAAATCGTGATGATATTTTAATTGCTCATCAGGTTCCTATCTCTAAGTTGGGTGGGGCAGACTCTGCTGCTATTGCTGCTGCTTTGGCACAGGATCGCACATTTAAAGAGCAGGTATCTCGTCCAGCACAAAGATATCTAGAAAAGATTGTTAATAAGATTATTAAGGAAAAGACTGATATTTTAGAGCTTAAGTTCAATGAGTTGACACTTACAGACGAAATAGCACAGTCTCAGATTATTGAGCGCTATGTTAAGACTCAGGTTATTACTCCTAATGAGGCTCGTGAAATGCTAGATATGCCACAGAGATCTGATGGAGATGAGCCATTTGTTATGTCTCCAAGACAGGCTACAGACGCTAGGGCAAACTTGGCGGGTACTAGGCAAAGGGATGCAGAACGAACAAATAATAATTCAGACTCTCCATCCACAGTTTCTGGAAGAAATCCACAGGGAGAGGGTCGTTCTGCACAGTAATATCCACAAGGTATTATAAAGGAATGATATAATTATTCTGCCATGAATATAAATAAAGCACATTGGATTACTGATGGCGACAACGTTCGCTTTTCTATGCCTATCGGCAAGGTCGATCAGGATCGCAGAATTGTATCTGGTTTTGCCACTCTTGACAACATTGATAAGCAGAACGACATTGTTACTACTGAAGCAAGTATAACCGCTTTTAAAAAGTTCCGTGGGAACTTGCGTGAAATGCATCAGCCAACAGCAGTTGGTAAAGTAGTTTCATTTAAAGAAGATCGCTATTTTGATCCAAGCACAAAAAAGTTTTATAGCGGAGTATATGTTTCTGCATATATTTCAAAGGGCGCACAAGATACATGGGAAAAAGTTTTAGACGGTACACTAACTGGTTTTTCAATTGGCGGGAATATAAAGAAGTTTGATGATTCTTACGATGAAGAATTAGAAAAAGCAGTACGAGTAATTAAAGAATATGATCTTCATGAGTTATCTTTGGTTGATAATCCAGCAAATCAATTTGCAAATGTTATTTCAATTGAGAAAGGACAGCTTGGAGGATTCCTTGCTAAAGCAGTTGTAGATAATGTTTATTGGTGTAACTCAGATGATATTGTAAGAATTTCAAAAGATTCAGATGAGAGTTGCCCATCATGCAGTTGCCAAATGCAAAACATTGGCTTCGTTGAAGAAGGCGATGATAATTTAGAAACAGTAAAGTTCTTAGTTGATAGTGCAAAAGGCATTAGGACAATTAAGATTACAAAGGAGGAAAATCCTATGACAGAAGAAAACACAACTGTTGAAGAGACTGTAGAAAAGTCTGATACAGCAGTAGTTGAAAATGTTGAGGTTGCTCCAGAGGCTCCAGCAGAAGCTGTGGTAGAGGCTCCAGCAGAGGAAGCCGCTGCAGAAGAGCCAGTAGCTGATGCAGCACCAGTTGCTGTAGAAGATACTACAGAAAAGTCAGTAGATGCAAAAGTTGATGCAACAGAGGAAATTGCAAAAGCAGTTTCTGATATCAACGAAGCAGTTACAAATGCCTTGAGCAATCTAGCAGAAACAGTTAAGTCACTTCAGGCTAACGTTGATGCAATAACAAAGTCCCTTGAAACAGTTACAGGCGAAGTAAAGTCTGTAGCAAATGAGGTAAGCCAAGTAAAGGGTTCTTTTAATGAATTTGGAAAACGTGTAGATGCAGTAGAGCAAGACACCGCTTTCCGCAAGTCTGGCGATCTAGGCGAGATCGTGCAGGAGCTTCCAGAAATGAAAGCTCAAAAATCCCTATGGGGCGGACGTTTCCTCAAAACAGCCGACCTATTTAATTAAGGTATATTCACTAGGAGGTGAACAATATGTCGGAACAAGAAATCGTAAAGAATTACCCAGGAACTACTGAGGCTCACAATCATGACGGACAAGGTGCACTAGCATCTGGCGGAATTGGTGGAGCTACAGCAACAGGCCCTTCAGGTAACCTTTCACCAGCAGATTCACTTGGAAACATTGCTACAGCAAACTTTGGTGTAACAACTGGTGCCAATGCAGTGAATCCTACTGGAACACCTGGTGGTATTTTAGCACCAGAGCAAGCTCGCCGCTTCATCGACTACGTGTGGGATGCAACAGTTCTCGCCAAGGATGGTCGTAGAGTTACAATGCGAGCAAACACTATGGAGATCGAAAAGGTCAACGTAGGTGAGCGTGTAATCCGTGCTGCAGCACAAGCTGACAACACATACACAAATGCTGGCGCAACATTTACTAAGGTAGAACTAACAACCAAGAAGATTCGTCTTGATTGGGAAGTTTCTACTGAGTCTCTAGAAGACAATATTGAAGGAGGTGCTCTTGAAGACCATCTAGTTCGTTTGATGACAAATGCATTCGCAAATGACATTGAAGATCTAGCCATTAATGGTGATGGTTCAACAGGCAACTTCCTCTCAATCATGGAAGGTTTCGTAAACAAAGTCAAGACTGATGGAGATGCTCACGAAGCAATCGTCACAGTTTCTGATGATGCATGGACACCAGCCGTAATGCAGGATATTATCCTTGCAATGCCACGTAAGTATCGTGCAATTAAGAGCAATCTTAAGTTCTATGCAGGTACAGATGCGTTCCAGGGTATCGTTACAAACAACGGTACACTTGCTGATGCAGTAGCAGAAGCAATTGCTGGAATGACTCCAGGCAGCACACAAGCTAACCGTCAGAACTATCTAGACGGCGTTGGACAGACACTTGGTGGAGCACGTACAACACGTGTTCTCGGTGTTGATGTTATGGAAGTACCTTACTACCCAGCAGACTATGTCGACTTGACATTCCCTGCAAACCGTGTTTGGGGCTTCCAGCGTGATATCACAGTAAATCGTGAATACAAGCCAAAGAAGGATACAATTGAATACACAGTATTCGTCCGCTTTGGTCTACAATGGGAAGAGCTTGATGCAGTTGCTTTCGCAGATGCAGCATCTGATTCCTAATAACTAAATAGCAGTACCGAAAAGGAGGGTAGCGTAAAAACTACCCTCCTTATTCACATTCTGATATAATAGCAGTGGAGGAATAATAATGTCAGTAGAATTAGTAGAAGATTTAAAAAAGAAAACAGTACCACAATTAAAAGCATACGCAAAGAAAAATAACATAGGTTTGTTTGGAGTAAGTACAAAGGTAGAAATATTAGAAGTAATTTTTTCCTTTATTCCAAGACCAGAACAAGTAGAAGCAATGAAGAAAAAAGATCAGCCAGTAGAGAAGGTTGCCCTTTATTCAAT